CTACAGCCCCTAACATCTTACCGAGTTCTGCTGATTGTGTCTCATTTGTCTCAACAGAAGAACCAGAAGCGTCTACATTTACAACTATATTACCTATTCCTCCACTAGCTTGTACTCCGAGTTTTCCATCTTTTCCACGTTTTAGAGGCATGATGGCTTCTGCCCCTGCTTCTCCCATCAAACCCATACCATTTGCCATAGGAAATAGTGTTGGTTTATCAACAACACCTCCGTAAGCATATGGAACAATTTTGTTCTTAGCAAATACATTTCCTTTTGCACTATTAGTAATGTCAATATTTGGGAATATTGCACCAAACAAAGGTTTGGTTATTGCATATCTAACAAACATCCTTGTCAAATCAGAAATAATAGAATTTGCAAGGTCTTTAAAATTAAGTTTACCTGTCATTACAAATTTCACTATTGCATCTTCTGCACCTTTAAAAGCATTTACAAAAGCTTGTTCTGTTTGTTTTGCTATATCAAATGCTGTTTTTGCAAAGTTTTGTAATGGTGTGGTATTAAGATCTTCTAGTCCTGGTAAACCTTTTTTATCTTTTTTCCCTTCTTCTTCATCTTCCTTACCTTCTAATTTTTCAAGCCTTAATAAAGCATCATTAAGTTGTTTATTAAGTCTTTTTGATACTCGTTTATCAGTTGTTTTGTCTATTCTTTTCCTAAGAGATTCAATATCTTTTTCTGTTTTAGCAATCGCATTTCCTAAACCAATACCCAAGAATTTATTAAATGCCTCAATAGCACTTGTTATAGCTTCAACAATATTAGCAAAAACTTTTTGAAATTCTGCTCCAATAGGTTGCAATATAGTACCTACTGCCAGTTTTAACCTATCCATTGTTGTTTTTAATCTTTGCCCTGCATCAGCAGATGAATTAGCTACTTCCTCTGCTGTTTTCCCGAAGTCAGTATTTAATTTCTCAGCAAATTTAATAACTTGATCCAACCCAACAGTTCCATCTCTCAAGTCTTTTTGTAGTTTTGCCAAACTACTACCATTAGCTTCTGCAAATTTAACAACTGCACCAGCTAATCTTTCACCTAACTGACCTTGTAGTTCTTCCGCAGATACTTTACCTTTACCAAAGATCTGCGACATGGCTCGAATCGCAGATTGTACGTCTTCCGCATTACCACCAGTAGCTTTAATAGCTTCTGATACACCTACAAAAACTGTTTCAGCATTTTCTATAGTTCCACCAGCACCTAAAACAGAAGCAGATAATGTTGTGAACTGTTTGGTGGATGCTGCTATAGGTACATTTAGTCGTTTAGATGTCGTAGAAATAACCTCTAAACCTTTGTTAAAATCTGTACCATTTTTAGTCACACCTCTTAATGCAATCTGTAACTTTTGTATTTCTGCTGCATATATAGCTGCATCTTTCTGAAAAGTAGCTATCCCAGCAACGGCATCAATAGTTCCTCCTATAGCAGCACCAGCAAGCGCACCAGGCGCACCACCTGCTATCGCACCAATACTCGCACCTGTAGCTGCTCCAGCAGGTAAAAATCTTGATGCAGCAGCACCTATAGCAGCACCACCAGCAGCTTGCGCTCCAACACTCATCTTGCCAAACGTACCGCCAAAACGACCACCACCACCACCACCTTGTGTAGCGATCAATCTCTTCATATCTTTTTCTGTTTCTCTTATAGCAGCACTTAACTTTTTATATTCAGCAGAGCCAATAGCTACATTATCTTTAGTACGTTTTAAAGCATCAATTTGACCTTGGAAAGCGTTTTTACTAAGTGAAGTTTCTTTTCTTATTTGCCTTAAACTATTTATAAATTTATCAGTTCCTTTTTCTGTAAGTTTTACTGTAGATTTTAATTTATCAAAATCTTTCCCCAGACCACTTATCTGCGAAAAACCTTTTAAATCTAAAATTAACTGTATTTTATCTATAGCTTTAGCCACTACTACTTCTCCTTATTCATTTCTTTCATCACAACCGATTCCATAAGTTGTAGACCCTCGAACATTTCTTGACGGTTATCTACATGATAAAGGTCAAACAGTCCTCCATCAAGTAATAACACCTCGTATTTTAATCCTACTACACCTCCAAAGGTTGTGTTCCATTGTGTTTGACATCGTAGGAACATATTTACAATATCCCAATTTTCTTGAAACACCTCAAAATCTTTATTCTCCTCTGGTTGCTTCTCGATTACAACACCAAAAGCTTCAGCGTCTTTTTGTGTCTCATCTATAACTTCTTTGCCACTCGAAGCCCAGTATTTAGCAGCATCTATTAGTTTCCCACTTGTGCATTTGCATAGAATTTTTTAAAAGCATCTAAAACACCTGCAACAAAATCAATATCCTCTGCAAATTCTTTTAAAGTTTTATCGTTAAATTCTATTGGTGTGCCATCCTCCTCGTTAACATCAGACCAACCAACTAATACTTTTTTTAATGCCTCATATTCTGTTGCAGATTCAAAAGAATCAAGTTCTGATCTTGTTAAACGTACAAACTTACCAGTAAAACTTGTTGTATCAAATTCACCAATCTTAGTTTCACTAGGAGTTTGAATTTCTACAAGCCAAGGATAAACCTTGGTTTTTTTTCTAACAAATGCCATAAATTAAGATATATACTTCTCTACTCTACCTCAGTAGTCAATACTTACTAAGTAAAGAC